GTAAGAATTCAGGCTTGCCAGAATAGCTAAAAGTCAAATCATAATTTGCGGGAATGTCTTTCCGATTTGAAATCTTGGTGTAATCATAGAATTGAACATCGGGAAAGACTTCGAAAATATTCGCCCGTCTAACCTTGCCGAATGCGAAGGTGTAATCAAAGAAAATATCTTCCCATCGAATGTCAGATGTGCCATTGAGCCGCACCAATGGGATCATGTTTTCTTTTGCGGCTTTGCGCTCTAAAAAGCGAATAGATTTAACCAAGTCTTGCATAAAGGCTTGGCGATCATGAAAGAATCGGCTTGTTTTGGCAAGTCTTGCCTTTTGTACGCTATTAAATGCCCCCCTTCCGGCGCTATTGAGGCATCCATTAATGCAACCCGCAAGTTTAGCCATTGGGCAAACCTGATAGCCTGAAAGATCATAGGGGGCAAGGTATAAAACGCCCGTTTTAAAGCCGTATTTATCGCCCTTGATGGTTTTGGCGTTAGTACCGATAGAAAGCAATTGGTGATATGACATTTTGAACACTCCCAAGCCTGATAGAGCGGCTTTCCTCTTGTATGCAAAAAATGCATAGACGAATATTACCCTATTTAATACCCATAGGTAAGAAATCAAGGGGCAAAGATGCAATATATTTTTCTATCGGAATAGGAAAACCAGTAGTTTTTCCCTATACTTACGGGTAATCAATTAAATACAAGATTTAAAGGGGTTAGATATGGCAAAGATCATTCCAAGCGAAGCCGCACCATTAGAAGAAAGAATTAAACATGATTTGAAGAAAAGACTTCCGGCAACTTATTGGAATGCTCAGAAAGCCGATGAGATCACCACAAGGTTAGCCAATGGGGAAAGCCTTATTCCGGTACTTAAGGAACTAAAAATCCATCCTATGACCTTTTACAAATGGCTATCGGTTAAAGAATTTAGAGATGTTTATACCGATGCTAGAAAGATTCAAGCCGAATTGATGGTTAACGATATTCTCAGAATTGCCGATGATGCGATCAACGACAGAATCACGCTAGATGATGGAAAGGTTGTGATGGATTTTGCCAGAATTCAGAGGGCAAGACTTATGATCGATTCACGGAAATGGATTGCTTCGAAATTGCTTCCAAAGGTTTATGGGGATCGCTTGGCTCTTACCGATGCAGAGGGGCAAAACCTTAAATTAGAGCTTCCATGGGTGAATGCACGATCTATTGGCAAGAGGGGCGATGTCCAAATTGCGTCCGATCATGTAGAGCCTATCGATATAACTCCAATAGATTCAAAGGGTTAGACACCTAGAAACACGGATTATAAATCCGATTTGCCACATTCGAAGAGGGGGGTTGGCATACCCTCACCACATGAAAGCCCCATTCCAAGCCCGTACCGCTCTCGATATCACGATATACGGTTATTTCAAGCCATAAACCCTTCGAAACCCTCGGAAATCGTGCGACCCCCTGGGGTCAGGCCAATCGGGTGGGGGGTGCCAGTTCTCGCTCCCCCCGCACCTCCGTAAAATTTGCATTTTGGCATAAGGCAATTCTTCACCAACAGGTGGAGTATCCATCCACCAGGCGTTAATGGTTATTCTTTCCCGGCGGGGATTGGCTTATTGGCGGGAGATTACTTGCTAAACCGCTGTGGCAGTTTTGAGGGCGATTTTCTTTGCCCGAAGAGTTTTGCGCATTTTGGCGAGTCTTCGCTTTTTGTTGAGAGCGCGTCTTTTATCTTCGATGGCTTGAGTTTGCTCTGGTGTTCGCCAGATGATGCGAACTTCACGGGTTTTCTCTGTCATTGGATATCCGCTTATCAAAAAACCATAACCTAGCCCGTTATAGCCAGATCAGAAAGAAAATTTGATTGGCTACAACAAAACCTTTTCAGGTTGCCGACTCTCGTTTATCTAGGATACCTATTGCTAGGCTGGGTTTTTCTCAGGCTGTTTTACGACCTCTTGCCCCATTAACCACGTTTATCTGAGTCTGTCGTCGGCTACATTCTCAAGAGCTGGGCGATGGCTCCGTATTACCCAGAATATATCAGAATAATCCCCACAGGTAAGCTTTTTTCTACCAACACAGCAAAATAAATAGAAAATATTTATCGACACCGTTTGCCATAGGGATTACCTATAGGTTATATTCTGCGCATTGAGAAAACCTATCGCAAAGAGATTGTTGATAGATGAAGCTAGAGGACTATAAGCCGAGGTATTTTGGTGTTGACCTGCACAACCGCACAAAGAGGTGGGTGGTGTTGGTTTGTCATCGCCGTGCGGGAAAGACGGTGTCGGCTTGTGTGGACTTGGTGTTGGGTGCGCTGGAAACTGAGTTGGAAAACCCTCAGTTTGCGTATCTTGCGCCGTTTAGAGACCAGGCAAAGAAGGTGGCGTGGTCTTATCTCAAAGAACTTACTCGAGGCTATTGGGTCGGCAAGCCTAATGAGAGTGAACTTACCATTAGCTTGCGAAGCAGGGGCGGCACGGCCAAGATATTTGTCGGTGGTGCTGATAACCCAGACTCCATGCGAGGACTTTATTTTGACGGCGTGGTGTTAGATGAGGTGGGCGATATGCGTCCATCGGTCTGGTATTCCGTCTTGAGGCCTGCTTTGGCTGATCGCCGCGGTTGGGCCATATTTTGCGGGACTCCGAAGGGCAAAAATTTCTTCTGGAATATGCGAGAAGAAGCCAGGCTAAACCCCGATACCCATATTTTGATGGAGATCAAAGCGTCTGAGTCCAATATTCTGGATAAAGACGAATTGCGTGATGCCCAGGCGCAGATGAGTGACGATGCCTACTTGCGGGAATTTGAATGCAGCTTTGATGCGGCCATCCCCGGCGCATATTGGGCGCGTGATATCGGAAAAATCTATGATGCCGGACAGGTTAAAGACTTCCCGATTGATGCCGACATCCATGTGGAGGTCGTGGGCGACTTGGGATACACCGATTCTTGCTCCTGGTGGGTCTGGCAGACGACAGCCGAGGGCTACCGGATCATCGATTTCTACGAAACCAACGGTCAGGCGATCAGCCATTACGTCGAGTGGATTAAATCCCTGCCGTACAAGGTGGATCGGGTGTGGTTGCCACACGATGCGAAGGCAAAGTCCCTGCAAACCGGACGTTCCATGATTGAGACGTTCTTGCAGCAAGGAATCCGGCCAGAATTGGTGCCAGATATGGGGCTGCTTGACGGAATTGAGGCTGCACGACAGGTTATTCCGAAGTGCTGGTTTCAAGAAACAGCGACTTACTCCGGTCTTGAACACCTCAGAGCGTATTCCAGAGAATGGGACGAGCGAACAGGCGTTTTTAGACCGAATCCCAAACACGATGCCCACTCCCACGCAAGTGATGCGTTCAGATATTTGTCAATCGTGGCAAGAAAACTCAAGACGCAAAAAACGCGTCAGTTTTCCACGGTCATTGAAGACAAACCCGCACCAGAGCCGAAGCAATATCAGTTTTGCCTCGAAGATATTTGGTCCACAGCGCCAAAACAAAACATAAGGATAGGATGATGAGTCAATTTAATGATGGCTTGGAAGCCCAAGGCGACAACACGCCAGCGGGCTTGGCGATTCGATGGAACAAAGAGATCGAAGCGTCCGGCAAAGAGGTGCTGAAGTGGCACGAGGACAGCAAGACGATCAACAAGCGGTATCTTGACCAACGTGATGGCTTTGAAGAAGGTCAGAGCCGGGTAAACCTGTTTTGGTCAACCATTGAGACGATGAAAGCGTCTTTGTATGCCCGACCACCGAAAGCCGATGTGTCGCGGAGTAATTACGATGCGACTGACGATGGGGCGAGGGTGGCGGCCACCATGTTGGAAAGAATTTTGAATAGCGGCTTGAGCGAGGACGGGTCGGACTTCGACTCATCATTACGACACGGCATCAGCGATTGGTTAATCGTGGGGCTTGGTCAAATTTGGCTGCGCTATGAGGTTGAGACTGAAGTAGTCAAGGTGCCGGCCATCATGCACCCAAGCGGCGTGGAGATGCAGCCCGAGGCTGAGTATGAGCAGATTACATCCGAAGAAGTGGCAACCGATTACATCTATTGGGCCGACTTCTTTTGGTCTCCGGCAAGAACGTGGGATGAAGTGCGCTGGGTGGCAAGACGCACGTATTTGACTAAAGACAAAGCTGAAAAGCGATTCGGTAAAGTCATCGCAGGTCAATTGAATTACGCCAAGAAACCGAAGAAGGGTAGCGGCGATGGCACACCACAGAACGAGCCATGGGACCGCGCAGAGGTCTTTGAGATTTGGTCTAAAGACGATTTGAAGGTGTACTGGTATAGCAAAGGTGTCGATGTCATTCTGGATGTGAAAGACGATCCGCTCACGCTTGATGACTTCTTCCCATGCCCCAAACCCGCAATGATGAACACGACGACATCGAATTTGATGCCGCGCTCGTTGTTCGTCTTTGCGCAAGATCAGTTCGATGAGTTGGACACCATCAACACTCGCATCAAGTATTTGACCGAGGCGTGTAAGGTCACAGGCGTTTACGACAAGTCGGCTGAAGGTGTTCAGCGTTTGTTTACCGAGGGCGTGGAGAACAGACTACTTCCTGTTGATAACTGGGCGATGTTTGCTGAACGCGGCGGCATCAAGGGCCAGATGGAGTTTGTGCCCATTGAGATGATTGCCAAGACCATCGAGTACTTGCGTATGCAGCGTGGCGACAAGACCCAACAGATTTACGAAGTGCTGGGGATTAGCGACATCATGCGTGGCTCGTCCAAGGCATCGGAGACAGCAACCGCGCAGAGCATCAAGGCGCAATTCGGTAGTACACGCTTGCAGTATTACCAATTCGAATTGGCACGATGGGTGCGTCATGCCTTGAGACTCAAAGCCGAGATCATGGCGACACACTTTCAGCCTGAGACTCTGGTCAAGATGAGCAACATGGAGCACACCGCTGACCGTGAACACGTTCCTGCCGCATTGCAAGTGATCGCGACCATGGGTATGAATCAGTATCGCGTGAACGTAGATGCTGACACCATGGCCGCAGTCGATTGGGCGCAGAAGAAACAAGACGCGGCTGATTTGCTCAACGGCATTGGCAACTTTGTGGCGCAATTGACACCGCTTGCGCAGAGTTCTCCTGGTGCGGCTCCCTTCGTGTTGCAGTTGCTCCAAGCGATGCTTGCTGGCGTGAAGGGTGCCAGCAACGTCGAGAGTATTTTGGACCATGCAATTGCAGCAGCGAACAAACCACCTGAGCCTCCACAGCCTAACCCCGGTCAGATTGCGGAGTTAAAGAAGGTGGAGTCTGAAACCATGGAGAACATGGCGAAGGCCGAGAAACTCAAGGTTGAAACCATGATGCTGGCTCAAACGAACCCACAAGCACAGGCGCAGGCCGAGATGCAGAAAGGTCAGATGCAGATGCAGCTTGAGGGTCAGAAAGCACAACAGAAAATGCAGAACGAGCAGGCCATGGCGCAAATGAAGATGGGTGCTGCGGCTCAGAAGTCTGAACAAGAGTTGATGCAGCAGATTACGAAAGACAAGCACGACATGGCGGTGGCCCGCATACAGGCACAGAACAAAGTGATGCAGCAACCGAACCCGAACTTGCCCGCAACGCGTGGGGCTGGGATTGGTGGCGCACCCGCATCGGTGGAGTGATAAATGGCTTTCTATCGCTACAAGTGCAATAAGTGCAACGAACACTTTCATCGGGTGTGCAGCATTAAGGCGTACTCCGATGATCGTGAGTTCGACTGCCCCGAGTGCATGGTGAAAACTGAGCGTGTCATTGAGGCCCCGATGTTGGCGGCTGACGAGACGCTCAGTGATTTGCGTGCATCTGATGGTACGGATATATCGAGTAGGACCAAGCGCACCAAGTACATGAAAGAGAACAATTTGGCGTATGCCGATGACTTCAAAGAGACGTGGGCACAGGCTCAGAGCCAACGCGCAAAGCACTTCACCGATGGCAGCGATGTAAAGAAAGAACGCCGCGAAGAAATTTCAAGAGTTGTATATCAAAACCTATAAGTAACCCCACCCGGAGCACTACACATGAGCGATTTACGCACAGCGTTAGAAGAAGCCGTCAAAGATACGGACTTAGACCCCTCCACGGAGGTCGCGACACAACCCACAGCGCCCACGGTTACTCCTTCATCCGAAGGCGTTGAGACTCCCTCGTCTGACGTGTCTGCGACCTCCACCCCTGATGCACCAGCGGTGGATTTAAACGCGATGGCTGAACGCCCCCGCGATGCCGATGGTAAGTTTGCACCAAAAGAAGTTGCCCCCGGTGGCATCACGCCAGGACCCAAGAGTAATCAGCCGCCCGTACAGGCTGAGAACGCATTGCCCGCACCAGAGCAAGCCAGACCGATTGACCGTGCGCCGCAGGGTTGGACACCAGC